CCCGATGATTTCGAGGAACAGGTTGATCACACCGATCAACCTGTTCACCGGCTTCGCGCTTTCGTTCTGCCAGATGATCAACTTGTCGAGGTCGTCGAACGCACACGGCAGCACGCGCGCGAGCGCCAGGTTGCCGGGGCGCGTCGCAGCGGTCTCCGCGTTGAGAAGCCGGATGAGGAGCTCAAGTCCGCGAAGAACCTGATTGCGGATGCCTCGCAGGTACAGGATGAGCACCTCGATCAATCCGGCGACGAGCGCAGGCAAGGACAGCTGCGGGAGCAGCTGCAGCAGCGCAGCGACCTTCTCCGCGAGGCCGGGAAGACACTGGACGATCTTCACCGGGTCGAGCGTGGAGATCGCCTTGATGCAGTCGAAGATCGCCACCACCACGTCGATGATGTTGAAGATCGGCTGGAGAGGAGCGAGCGCCGCGTTCGCCTGAGCGAACAGCTGACGGATCAGCTTGTCTGGCTGCGGCGGCACAAGGTCCGGCAGCGTGGCGCAGACCTCGAGCCCGCCGGGGAAGGTGAGGCACACCTCGCCCGGCACCACGTCTACGTCGATACAGAACTCCCTAAGGTCTGGCAGCGGCATGTCAGATTTGATCCCTGATGCCGTTGGTGACCTTGCGCCCTGCGATCTGCAGGACGCTCGCGTCGATGTCGATGATGCCCAGCGAGCGCAGCACGATGCCGCCCGGTGCTGAGATCGCGCAGGTTCCGTTGGTGGCGTCGAGCTCGATCATCAGCGCGTTACCTCCCGCGAGGTCTTCGTCGTTCACGCCTTCGATGTCCCGCTTGCGCTTGATGAAGAACCGCTCGCGTCCCTCACGCTCGTCGAACACCATGACGTAGGTGTTCGTCTCGTACACCTTGATGCGGTCCGCATCGTTCGGGTTCTCGTCGAGCGCATCGCGTGCCTGCGTGGGCACCTCGGAACCGAGTTCAGCGCGCACGCCCCAGTGGCCCGTCAGGAAGCGCGGCTTGTCGGGATCTCCGCCGAGGAAGAACACATACACCTCGGAGCCGATCGCGGGCACGTCGAAGAATCCTCGCTGCGACACGCCAGCGCCGACGTTGCCCACGGGGAAGGCCCAGTCCGAGTCGGGGTCGTCCACCACGCCAGGCACGCGGATACGCACGCGGCCGAGCTTGAGAGGGTCCACGTTGTCGGTCACTACCCCCTCGTAGATGAAGGGGTAGGCGTTCGCGCTGGGCATTCCAAGAGGTGCGATCACTGGAAAGACTCTCCCACATCCGTGCCGCCGGTTTCGTACTCGCGACCGCCGGTGTTCTCGTAGACGGTGACCTCGCGCCCGTCGGTGTCGAGGGTCTTCACGGGCCGCACTGGCGACTCGTTCAGTTCCTTGGTGTTCTTGTTGCCGAGGGCTTCGACTTCCTGTGGCGCCTCCGCGATCCTGAAGAGCGTCGCTGACGCGATGGAGGCTTGACCTGCCGTGTTTGTCGCGCCGCTGGCGCCAGCGATAGAGGAAAGACGTTGTGCGCCTTCACCTAGGGCCGCAGCTGCCCGCGTAAGGTCGCCGCCTTGTCGGATCGCAAGCGAGTCGATCGCGTCTGCCAAAGAGTTCGCTGTGCGCAAGATTCCTTCACCGCGGCCAGTGACCTCGAACTGTCCGGTCTCTCCGTCGATCACGCCGAACGCCTCTTGCACGTCTTGCGCAGCCGCTTGCCGCAACTCTTCTGCGAGCTGAGCCAAGGAGGCGAAGGCTTCCTCCTTCTCCGAGAACGAGCCTTTGCCCTTGCCTCTACCGCCCTGAAAGCCGTCGGTGATGCACTTCACGTTCATCGTGTAGCCACCGCTGGCGTCTAGCGTGTGATCAACCTCGCGCACGTAGTACTTGCCGCTGATGCGCTTTCCGAGACCGACCACTTCGATGACGGTCTTGGCTTGCAAGGTAGGATCACCGCGAAGTTGCAAGTTGAGCTTCACCGCGCGCTGAGCAGTGCGTCGGTACTTGCCCTTTGCCTCAGCCACCGCGTCTTCTTGCGTCTGCACGTTTGAGGCGACGGTCGTTTCCTGTGCAACCTCAGCCTTGTCTACGACAAAATCTCCAGATTCTCCGTCGATAGTCCCTGTGTACTCGGCCAGAACGTCGCGGCTCTTGTCTTCGCTGTTGGACGCGGATGCTTCGATGTCCGTCTTTGCGATCGGATCACGAGACTTCACCGTGACCTTGCCTGGGCGGCGAGTCACGTCGTTCTCGACGCTGAAGTCGATGATGTCGCCGCCTTCAGGATCGGTGAAGTAGATGTACCGACGGATCGGAGCTTGGCCTACTCGCCGTCGATGCCAGTGAAGGCCGAATGCGTCCACGTAGAACTCGAAGCCCTCAAGGACCGCGAGCTTCCGAAGAAGCTGCCCGTCGGTGAGGTTGCTCTGCGCGATGCTGTCGAAGATTTCGACGGTCTCTTCGATGTCGGGCTCAAGAAAGCCGTTCTCTTTGGCGATCGTGCGAACGACATCCGACCTGCGCACACTCTCGAACCGGCGGCGGCGCTTGAGCGTGTCGAGTAGAGCGCCCTGCTTGGTGACCGCCTCCACGCGAAGCTGGCGACCACCCGTGACCTTGCGGATCACCATGTCCTGCAGAGGCGAGGGGCCGCGACCGTTGCCCCACGCGATGCGCAGCTTGGCGCCGAACTCGAACACCGGATCGTCGAAGTTCGAGAGGTCTTTGTTGTCCACCGTGAGTGATAGCTTGTCCACGCCACCCTCGCGATCCGTGAACTGAAACGAGATCACGCGGTCCGTGAGGTCCACGGGCTCCGGCTCCCCACGTCCCACGACACGCGCGACGTAGTAGAAGATGGCGGCGCGATCAAACATTTCGCAACGGCTGGAGCACGCGCTCGGACACGGTGCGCACGGAAGGGATGATCAGCTTCTCGCCGCGCGTGAGCTGCACGGTGGGGTCGTGGATCGGCACGGGCTGAAAGTCGGCGATGACCCACCACAGGTTCGCTGCCGACACGAAGGGCAAGCGCCCGAGCGGCGCGAAGTACAAGCCCGCGAGCCGGTGCAACGTGTCGCCCTCGCGGACCGTGTGCACGCGGTTGTCGGGCAGGTCCAGGTAGCGGAACTGCCGCCGGTCGGACAAGAACAGCTCTTGCCGCCCGACGCGCTTCTGCGCAGACGTGAACAAGTGTCGACTGTCTTCGCGCGGCGGCATTACTCGATCAGCTTTCCTTGAGACTGAGGAGTGCGCAAGGCGCCGAGAAGGCGAACGTCTTTCTTGGTCAAGCGCCGGATGCGCGACTCTTGGAACTCACACTTCGCCGTGAACTGGATCGTATTGCCAAAGCGATTCCACCGCTGGTGTTGGAACTCGATGGACACGAGCCTTGCCACGATCGAGAGAGTCCGCGGCCACACGAGAAGGACGCGCGGTGGCGCCGCACTTGCGATCGACTCCGGGTCTTCCGGCCCGTAGCACAGCGACTCGAGAAACCTGGCGAGGTCTTCTGCGCGAAGAAGCTGCTCTGGGGTCTCGACGTTGTGGAACAAGTCGAAGCTCAGGTTCTGGTTGTCCGTCTGAAGGTACTCGTGCTCGCGATGCGAGTTGCCGAGAACATCCTTCAGCGCGTAGTTTACCGCGATCTTCCTCGAAAGATCCGACGGGTTGAACATCACCTCCTGCGTCTCGTTGGACTGCAAGTCGGTGAGAGTCATTCTTGCGACTGCTTCGCTGATAGGCATCAGAACTCTCCGAGAGGAAGGGCGTCGATCTCGAAGTTCGCCGCGGCGATCGACGCCTCGACTTCCTTCTGCCAGTTGGCGACCTGCTCACCGCCGATCTTGGTCGTCACGTTGAGCTTCACGGGCACACCCCCCTTCTGCGCGCGCTCGAGAGCGTCGGCCGTCGCATCGCCTTGCAGCTGCGCCTGCGCCTTGGCCTTGTTAGCTTCACCGTTCGCTGCCGCGACCTGCCCGTCTGCGGCGGCTGCGGCAGGTGTGGCCTTCTTGGCGATCTCCTTGTACACGTCTTCACCCGCGAGAAGCCGCCGCTTGATCTCGCCTTCCGAGAGCCCGAGAGCCTGCGCGGTCTTTTCGCCAGAAATCTTCTTGGCGCGCTTGTTCGCGTAGTCCTCGACGCTCATACCCTCGGCCTTGGCAGCCTCCTCAAGGTTGCTGAAGGCGCGAGCTTGATCACGAGTTTCGAGAGTTTTCCTGTACGCCTCGTCGAGCTTGCTGATGTCGTGCGTTCCTGCCACGACCTTGTTGAAGAACCTCTGTAGTACCGACTCGCCGCCCGCCACGCGGACAAGCCACCCCGCGAGTGCGACACCGACCGCTGCAAGACCGACGGCAAGACCGACCGGACCAAGGAACGCGAGAGCGCCCACGCTCACGACCGCAGAGAACGCACCCTGTGCCACCGCGGCGATCAAGAGTGCTGCGCGGTACGCCAGCATCGCGATGCGCACACCGATCATCACCGCGCGGTACGCCACGAACAGCCCCAGCGCCACACCGACGATGTGCGACAGCCGCATCCACATGAACCCCTGGCTGTTGCCTGCGTCAAAGATGCTCGCGAGCACGTTGAGAACGGGGCCAAGAACCACGGCGATACCCCAGAACACCGGCAAGACCATGTTGAGAAGAATGAACCCGAGAACAGCCCAGACGGTCTGGAGTGCACGCACTGCGCCCGTCGCGATGCGGACGGCCACCGTCACACCGCCGATCAGTAGGCGAGCAATCTCGCCGAGCACTGCACCGAACGCGGCGCCGGTAAGGCGGTAGTCCTCGCTCTTGGAGGTGAACAGGTCGAGGCTCTTTCCACCAAAGCCAAGCGCCGCGAACAGCTCCTTCACGGCATCGCCGAGTGCGGCAAAGGTCGGCGCAGCAGACGTGAGGATCACGTTTGCGCCATCACGGATACCCTCGAAGAACTTTTGCGCGCGGTAGCGTCCCTGCTGGAAGCGCTGGAGCATGTTGAGGATGCCCTTGTTCGCGGGGTCCAGCAGCTTCAGGAGAACGTCGCCGCGCAGCTTCCCATCGCCAGACATCAGCTGGTTGACGGCCTGGAAGAACAGGCGCACGCGCCCGAACACGTCACTGATCGTGTTTCCGAATCCTCCGATGTTCTCGCGGAACCCTTTGCCCACCAAAGAGAACACCGTATACAGAAGCATACCGGCGGCGGCGACACCTGCGAGAACACCCGCCACGGCGAGCAGAGGCCCGGCGAACGCGAGAACAGCCATCTTCAGCAAGGCGAACCCCGCCACCGCGAACATCACGGCGCCAGCCACGACGGTGAGAGCCGCGAGGATCAGGAACAGGGAACCCATCGCCTTGCGGATCGGCAGCGGGATCATCCTGAAGGCATCGACCAGCGCGGTGATCGCGTCGTACGTGAAGGACACTGCGCTCTTGAACCCGTGCGCGAAGGACTCGCCGACGATGACGCCCAGCGTCTGCACGGCGCCTCCAAGAAGAATCTTTTGTCCTTGGAAAGTCTCCAACAGCTTCTTCTTGAACTCCTCGCCGGCGCCCTTCGCGTTGCGCATCGTGTGGCGCAGGTACTCGATTGCCTCCGCGCCCTTGCGGATCTTGCCGTCCATGCCCCGCATACCCGTGTTGATCTGTCGGGTGAGCGCAGCCATCGAGGTCACACCGAACCGGCCGAACAGCTCGAGGCTCTTCGCGGATCGTTCGGCCTGGTCTTTGATCTTGCTCAGCGCGGGCTCCGCCTCGAGCACGATGTCGATGAAGTCCTTGAACGTGCCGTCAGACTTCGTGACCTCGATGCCGAGCTCGCGGAACTTCGATGCGTTCTTTCCGATGCCCTGGATGGCCGCACTCACGGACGATGCGGCCACGGTTGCCGGAACACCGACGTTTCGCACAAGGCCCATCGCGATGAGCATTTCGTCGAACCCCTGGCCCGACAAAATCGCACCGCGCGAGACGTTACCGAGCATCTTCTCGAGCTCATGCGACTTGATCGAGGTCAAGTTCGTGATGCGCAGCAGCTTGTCCGACGCCTCTTCTGCGTAGGAGGCGTCCTTACCGAACACGCGCAACGCGGAGGCAGTCGTAGAGGTCGCCTTCGCGATGCTCAGCTGCCCGCCTGCGGCGAAGTTCAGCGATCCGTTGAGCGCCGTCATCGACTCCTGCGCCGTGAAGCCGCGCGTCGCGAGTTCCTCGAGACCTTGCACCGCCTCGGTCGGGGAGAACTGGGTCTTGAGGCCCGCCTGAATGGCCGCCTCTTTGAGCTGGTCCATCTCGCCGGTCGTCGCCTTGGAAATCGCACCGACCTTGGCGAGCCCGTACTCGAACTTGCCGAACTGGTTGGCGAGGTTGGCAGCGCCCGCAAGCGCAAGCGTTCCACCGGCCATCAGGCCGAGCCCGCCGATGGCTTGGCCCACGTTCTTCTTGAACGTCGCCTGTGCCGCCCTCGTCGTGGCGTCGAGCTTCTTGAACTTGCCTTCCACCTTCGTCAGCACGCCAGACGCGAGGTCTTTCGCTGTGAAGATGAAGCCAAGCCCGAGCGAGTTCATCGCCATGCGGCTAGTTTACCCCTTCGCCTGGCGGCGCGATGCGGTGTCCTCAGCGTCCCACGCTTCACGCAGGAACTTCCACCACCACATGATCTCGTCCATCTCCATGTCGAGAACGTCGGCGCGGGTGAGGCCCGTTCCACTGCCGTGAGGTGGCCGGTGGAACGTGAGCCAGAACATCAGGTTGCGGAAGTCGTCGAGGTCGATGTGCGGGAACGTCGCGACGACTTCCGGCTCGATCACATCTCCGTAGACGGCATAGATCGCTTCGGCCGCGCCGGCTTCCAGAACTCTTCCTCCAAAGGGAGCTCCATCTCCTCCTCCCAGCCGCAGTGCGGGCACTCGACCGTGATGGTCGTGTCGATCCCACCATCCACCTCGTCCATCGCGTCCACGAGGTCGAACATCGCGCCGGCGTCGAGATCCTCGATGAACTGCTTGATGGCCGCCTTGCCGTCCTCGATACCCTGCACGGACACGATCCGCTGTGCGAGACCGACGGTCGCTTTCTCGCGGGGAGCGACGGACTGCGCCGTGTTGATCTTCTCCTCGAGCTTGGGAGTCAGAAGCTGGAACGTCACCGCACGCACGTTGCCCTCAGAGTCTCGAACGCTGGTGCGGAAGCGGTTGCCTGCCGCGAACGTCTCGATGCTCTCGGAAGGCATCGGACGCACTTCGCGCTTTTCGAGATCCTCGGTCCACTCGTACCGCTTGCCGCAGCCAGAGCACTGATGCTTGAACGTGTAGTCGGCGCCGAACGAGGCGATCCGCGCCTTGAACAGCGCGACGAAGCGATCGCACAGAGGCGCCTCGCTCCAGTTGATCTTGTCCTTGTAGAGCGGCCCGCTGTCGTGCGTTTCGAGCCACACGTTGCTGAGGATCTCGAGGGCAGTCTTGTTGCGCCGCGCGTTTTCGCGGTTGGCGAACAAGTTGACCTCGCGACCCTTGAGGCCACGGATGCGCCCGCGGGCGCCGGAAGGAAGGGTGATGTCGATCTGGGGCATGATGTTCTCGGATGCAGGTTACACGTGCGGAGGGTCAACCCGCACGCAAAGTATCAGACGCCGCGGCGCTCGAACGAGTCGAACGTGATCACGACCATTTCGATCGTCTTCTCGCTGGCGTCGTTGTCCCACTCGCCAGCAGCGAACTTCTGGACCCACGCATCGGTGCAGCGCCACCGCTTGAGCGGGGTGCCGTCGCGGTCCTTGACCACGATGTCGAGGTTGCGACGGAACGCGGTCTCGACCACGCCCGCCTCCTCGACGATCGAGGCGCACTCCTCTGCCCAGTCGTAGAGGTCGGAGTCGTCCACCACCGCGCCGCGCTCGAGCGTGATGTCGGTGAAGTTCACGAGGCCGGGCGACTTGAAGGGGTGCTTGCGCCCGCCCTCGCGGTACTCGACCTTGTCGATTTCGTAGCTCAGCTCGCTGCACTTCTGGAAGCCAGCGTGAGCCACACCGTCGATCTCGACGATGAAGGAGAACTTGTCCTCGAAGATACGGGGTGCGCCGGTGATGGGCATGGTGTTGGTCTCCTACGGCGAGCCGATCACGGCTGCGACAGTTCCTGTTCGAGCGCGCGGGTGTCCTGCGTGAACCGCAGGATGATGAACTCCGCGGGCTTCTGAGTGGCGAGGCCGATGCGGCCGACGAGCTGCCCAGCGAACACGACGCTCGGCGGGTTCAGCCCCTCGCCGAAGTCCACGCTGAACGCCTTGCGGGGGTCACGCGAGCGGAACGCGCCGACCTGCATCTGCGTGAGCAGGAAGGCTTCGACGGCGCGAGACACCTCCGCGCGCAGCGTCGCGTCGTTGTTGCGGAAGCGGGCAGACTGCAGGTTCCTCTTCGTGGTGACCTCGATGAAGATCACGCCACGCCGCTCGGCGATGGTCGGGAAGTTGCCCGAGCTCTTGAGCGTGCGCACGCCGTCGAGGATGCGCCCGCCGGTCAGC